GTGAAAATTAGGGTGACTATTGTGGTACTATGTGCTTAGTAACTCGTCTCCCAGTTGCTATTGGGCACACGCCCTCTAAGGGGTCCATCGGACCCCGTTTTTAACTGAGGAGATGCACATAGGGAGAACATATGTATTTCAAGATCGAGTACTTGACGCCCACTGCATCCTTCGAACACGTAATCCGCACTGAACATTCCGACATCAAAGCTGTCTTGACAGGCCTCACTGCCTTCCTTGAGACCGTGATAGAAGAGACAGACACGCCAGAAGATATTGATCAGGTCAGAGAAAACCTGTACAGCGCTGTGGATGAGATCATCGAAGAGATGCATAACGATGGCTGAGGTAATTAACTTCCCCGGAGGCACTGCCTATCTAGACCTTGATCCTCAGGAGATGGTCAAGAACGCGATGGAAGAATACGCATTCGACAAGGTCATGCTCATTGGTTGGACGGGCACTGGAGAGGAACGTGATTTCACAGTTTGCTCGTCCATGGGTCAGACAGCGGAGATGATCCACTCCCTCGAGTTGGCAAAGAAGGCCATTCTCGATGCTAGCGAATATTGATCCGGACCAGATACAGAGCTTAATCAAGACGCTCCCGCCTGATCAGAAGCAGGAGCTCCTTAAACTTGTTAATGATCTGTCGATAGCGCGTACACGTGAGAACTCTCGTGTTAACTTTTTGGACTTTGTTAAGCATGTCTGGCCCGCATTCATTGCTGGCAGGCACCACAAAACTATGGCCGATGCGTTTGAGCGTGTAGCCAACGGCGAACTCAAGCGCCTTATCATCAACATGCCACCCCGGCACACCAAGTCAGAATTCGCCTCATACCTGTTTCCGGCGTGGTTCCTAGGTAGATACCCAGAGAAAAAGATCATCCAGACTGCGCACACTGCCGAGCTAGCGGTTGGATTTGGCCGTAAGGTGCGTAACCTGACAGACAATCAAGACTACAAGGAAGTGTTTCCTGAGATGTCCCTGTCATCTGACAGCAAAGCGGCTGGTCGATGGGCCACATCCAAGGGCGGAGACTACTTCGCGATTGGTGTTGGCGGTGCGGTGACCGGTAAGGGTGCCGATGTATTGATTATTGATGACCCGCACTCGGAACAAGACGCCGCAATTGGGGCATACAACCCAGAAGTCTACGACAAGGTCTACGAATGGTACACATCTGGTCCCCGTCAGCGCCTACAACCGGGCGGGTCGATCATTATTGTGATGACTCGATGGTCCGTAAGGGACCTTACGGGTCAGATTGTCAAGAAATCCGCAGAAAGAGACGGATCAGACGAGTGGGAAGTCATTGAATTACCTGCAATTATGCCTTCAGGCAAGCCATTGTGGCCTGAATTCTGGCCATTACCACAACTTGAGGCACTGAAAGCCGAACTCCCAGTCTCTAAGTGGCAGGCACAGTACCAACAGAACCCAACAAGCGAAGAAGGGGCACTCATCAAACGCGAATGGTGGCGCAATTGGGAGCGCGAAACACCACCAAGATGCGATGCCATCATTCAAAGCTGGGATACGGCGTTCTTAAAGACACAGCGCTCGGATTATAGTGCCTGTACAACGTGGGGAGTGTTCTATCACCCAAATGATGACGGCAAGAACGTCCCCAATCTGATATTATTAGATAGCTTCAAAGACAAATTGGAGTTCCCTGAGCTCAAGCGTAGAGCGTATGAGCACTACTGGGAATGGGAGCCCGATCAAATGATCGTGGAGAAGAAAGCCTCCGGCGCTCCATTGATATTTGAACTGCGTGCCATGGGTATACCAGTGACAGAGTTCACCCCATCACGCGGGCAGGACAAGATAGCGCGGGTAAACGCAGTCACAGACCTGTTTGCTTCAGGTGTGGTGTGGGCACCCCCAACTCGTTGGGCTGATGAGTTGATTGAGGAGTGCGCGGCATTCCCATCAGGAGACCATGATGACTTGGTGGACTCCATGACTCAGGCACTGTTACGATTCAGGCAGGGCGGATGGATTCGCTCTGAAATGGATGACTGGGAAGAACCAGTCTACAATCATCGCAAGATTGAGTACTATTGATGGCAATTGAAAAACCTTTGACACCCGCAGACATCGTTGAAATCGACTCCGAGCAGGAGCCTGATATTGACATCGAGGTCATCAATCCAGATGCAGTGACCATTAACGAAGAAGATGGCAGTATGACCATTGTCCTCGATGATGGCATGCAGGAAATGCTGATCGGTCCAGATCACGACTCCAACCTTGCTGAGTTTATTGACGAGGCAGATCTAGAGGACATTGGTAGCGAACTCATCGAGTCATTCATGGGTGACCGAGAGTCACGCAAAGAATGGGCTCAGGCATATGTCAAAGGCCTAGACCTTCTCGGACTAAAGATTGAAGAGCGTGACCAGCCATGGCCCGGTGCTTGTGGTGTGTTCCACCCTGTATTGACAGAGTCTGTTGTCCGGTTCCAAGCGCAGGCAATCACTGAGGTATTCCCTGCCTCAGGTCCAGTCCGAACCAAAATCATGGGGACAATCACTGACGACAAAGCTCGACAAGCATCCCGCGTAGAAAACGAAATGAACTACATGACCACAGAGGTCATGACAGAATATCGAGACGAGTTTGAACAATTGTTGTTCAAATTGCCGCTCGCCGGTTCAGCATTCAAGAAGGTTTATTACGACCCAATGCTGGAACGGCCTGTGGCCGCCTTCGTTCCGGCAGAGGATTTTGTCATTTCATATGGCGCATCTGACTTGGCGACTGCTGAGCGATACACCCATGTGATGAAGAAGACCCCAAACGAGGTCTTGAAATGCATGGTATCAGGGTTCTACCGAGATGTTGATCTTCCAGATCCATCCGCTGAATACTCTGATATCGAGGAGAAGTATGATGATATTGAAGGTGAGTCAAACTACTCAATCGAGGATGACGACCGATACACCATCCTTGAGATCCACGCAGACATTGACCTACCCGGAGAGTTCGCGGATCCAGATGGGATTGCGAGACCGTATGTTATTACAGTGGATAAGTCTTCCCGGACTGTTCTCTCTATCCGTCGGAATTGGTATGAGGATGATGAGAAGAAGAACAAGAGACTGCACTTCGTGCATTACCCATACCTCCCCGGACTTGGTTTCTACGGCATTGGGCTTATCCATCTTATTGGCGGCCTAGCCAAATCAGCCACATCAATCCTTCGTCAGCTTGTAGATGCAGGCACACTTGCAAACTTACCAGCAGGACTCAAGGCTCGAGGCCTCCGAATCAAAGGAGATGACTCTCCGTTGATGCCGGGAGAGTTCCGTGATGTGGATATCCCCGGCGGAGCCATTCGAGACAATATCTACCCACTGCCGTACAAAGAGCCATCAACGGTTCTATATCAATTGCTTGGGAACATCGTTGAAGAAAGCCGCCGCATCGGCTCCGTTGCTGATGTAGATATCTCCTCAGCGAATCCGAATGCACCAGTCGGCACAACCTTAGCACTTCTCGAAAGAAGTATGAAGGTGATGTCTGGTGTTCAGGCTAGACTGCATGCGGCACTACGCAAAGAACTAAGAATACTGGCGCGAATCATCCACGATTATATGCCAGCCCAGTACACCTACGAGTTAGAAGGTGAGTTCAACCGGATCGAAGACTTCGATGGACGGGTGGATGTTATTCCTGTTTCTGACCCGAATGCGGCAACAATGTCCCAGAAGGTCATGCAGTATCAGGCCGCACTACAACTTGCACAGCAGGCTCCGCAGATTTATGATCTTGGAAGACTGCATCGCCAGATGCTAGAAGTGTTGGGCATCCAAGATGCAGACAAGATCGTGAAGCTCGAAGACGAGATCGAGCCAACAGATCCTGTCACAGAGAATATGAAGATTCTCCAGCAAGAGGGTGTTAAAGCGTTTGCGTATCAAGACCATGAAGCTCATATACAGGTCCACATGGCGATGCTCAATGATCCCAAGATCAAAGAGCTCGTCGGTCAGAGTCCTTTTGCTCCTGTCATACAAAAAGCAATGATCGAGCACATCACCGAGCACGTTGCCTTCCAGTACCGTAAAGAGATTGAAGGACAGCTTGGTGCGCCACTACCTGATCCAGATGAGCCATTACCAGAAGATATTGAGTTTAATCTGGCCAGTACTGTTGCCAAGGCGGCAGAAAAACTGCTACAGCAAGATAAAGCAGAGATGGCTCAGTTGCAGGCTCAGAGACAACAGCAGGATCCATTGACGCAGATTCAACAGCGCGAGCTTGCACTCAAAGAAGCTGAGTTCCAGCATAAACGAGAGCTGGATCTAGCGAAGTTGCAGTTGGATTCTCAGGCTAAGTCCGCAAACATTATGACCGAACAGGCGCGTATTGCCTCACAGGAACGTCAGGAAGGCGCTCGTCTCGGGGTGAAGATTGCCACAGAAAAAGACAAGGTCGAAAGAAAAGATCAGCTTGAAGGGGCAAAGTTAGGGGTTGAAATCGCGAAGTCAATTGCACAGAATACAAAAGAACAATAAAGTTCAATTGCACTTTTTGGAGCGACCATGACTGAATTAGATTACATACGGAACAGAATCCGAGACAACTTGGATCAGATGGCAGACCACATGGCAACAGGTGGCTGTGAAACATTTGATCAGTATCAATATTGCTGTGGGATGGTCAAGGGGTTGGCCGTTATCGAGCGAGAAATTATTGATCTCGAAGAAAGGATTAAAAACGCCGAATAACCCTGTCAAGGGGTGGTATACTGTAAGTAGTGAATAGTACGCCTTTGGCGCAGGTAACTACGGACCTCAACCGTAAGCAGGACAATATGCAAGTTAAAAACTTCGAAATGACGGAAGATCTAGAAGAGATCCTTCCAATCCCACAAGGATACAAGCTCCTTGTTGCATGCCCTGAGATTGAAGAAAAGACTGAGGGCGGAATCATCATCGCGAACGAGTATCGCGCAAAAGAATCTACAGCCTCTATCTTTGGTCGAGTCATTGAGTTCGGCGAAGATGCCTATGGCGATCCAGACAAATTCCCAAGTGGTCCGTATTGTAAGCCGGGCGACTGGGTTATTTTCCGTTCTTATTCCGGCACCCGTTTTAAGGTGAAGGGACAGGAGTTCCGTCTCATCAATGATGACACGGTCGAAGCAGTTGTCGAAGATCCAAGAGGCATTGAACGCGCATGAACGAACTAGATCAAGAAGTCGAAAACACAGAGGTTGAAGTTGAGGAGTCTGATAACTCAGACTTCGAAGTCGAAATCGTAGACGACACTCCGGAAGGGGATCGTGGTCGCCCACGCAGGGCTGACGACAAGGAACCAGAGGTTCCTGATGATGACGAGATCGCGAACTATTCCGAGAACGTACAAAGCAGAATCAAGAAGCTACGCTTCGAGTATCACGAAGAGCGTAGGCGAAAAGAGGAAGCGGAGCGGGTTCGTGAGCAAGCTGTCACCGACATGCAAAAGCTCTACGAAGAAAACCAAAAACTCCGAGAGACTCTGACAAAAGGCGAAGGCGCATTAGTCAATCAAGCCAAAGGCCGTATTGCGGCAGAGCTTGAGAAGGCGAAGCAAGCATATAAAGACGCATACGAAAGCGGTGACTCAGATGGGATGGTCGCCGCGAACGAGCGCTTGACAATGCTGACGAACGAAAAGATTCGCTATGACTCATACAAGCCTAAGCCAGCCCAGCAACAGCCAATGCCACAGTACACACAGGCACCAGTTCAGGAAGCCAGTGTAGACGACAAGGCAATTGACTGGGCAAGCAGAAATGAATGGTTCCAGAAAGATAAAGCCATGACTGGTTATGCTTACGGGATCCATGAAGAATTAGTGGAGCAAGGTGTTGATCCTCGTAGTGATGAGTACTACCAGCAGATCGACTCTAAAATGCGCGAAGCATTTCCACACAAATTTGGGCATCAACGTCAACAGGGCTCCGTAGTGGCCCCGGCGAGTCGTTCGTCAAAATCACCACGCAAGGTTACGTTGACCCAGTCTCAAGTTGCTCTCGCCAAGCGCCTTGGGATCTCGCCAGAGACATACGCGGCGCAACTCATGAAGGAGACACGGTAATGAGTAACCGTACACCAAGGGAAACCTCTACCCGCGAAAAAACAGAGCGCAAGAAATCATGGGCCCCAGCGACTCGAGTACCCACACCTGAACAGGCAGAGGGTTACGCATATCGCTGGATTAGAACATCAACAATGGGTCAAGCTGACAACACAAACGTCTCTGCTAAATTCCGTGAAGGTTGGGAGCCTGTAAAGGCCGCTGACCACCCAGAGCTACATGTGATGTCTGACATTGATTCCCGGTTTGATGGGAATGTTGAAGTCGGTGGACTTCTCTTGTGTAAGAACACAAAGGAGAACATCGAAGGTCGGACAGAGTATCACCGCGAAATGAATGATCGCCAAATGGAGTCAGTTGACAACAACTACCTCCGTGAAAACGATCCTCGTATGCCGATGCTCAAGCCCGAACGATCAACAAAGGTATCATTTGGTAGCGGCAACTCGTAATTATTCGGGTGCCGCATTGTAGACATTAAAGGAGAAACATATGTCTTCAGTAGCCGCACCCTTCGGACTTCGTCCGATTGGTCGTCTCGACTCTGGTTCTCTCGAGCCTTTCCGCCAATATCCGATTGCATCGGGTTACGCGGCAAACATCGCTGTAGGTGATGTTGTACAGCTCGTAGATCAGGGTACAGAGATTACAATCCAACGCATGACAGACGGTGAAGATGGTGACACTTCCGTTTTGTTTGTTGGTATCTTCATGGGTTGTGAGTACACAGACCCTAACTCAGGACAGCTTCGCCACGATTCGTTGTGGCCATCAGGAACCGCCGCTTCAGACGCAGTAGCGTATGTGTGTGCAGATCCTAATGTACTGTTCGAAATCCAAGCAGATGGCGCAATCACTAACACTAAGGAAGTGTATGGCCGTAATGCTCCAATCGTGAACACTGCACCGAACGCTACGTTCAAGCAGTCTCGCATTGCATTGGATATTTCTGCGATTGGCACAACAACCACAGACATGCTCAAGATTGTCGATTATCGTGGTGGTGTCAAAGGTGACGAGGTTGGAACAACTTATCCAGTCTTCGTTTGTCGTTTCAATAATGTCGCGGCCTTCCATCAGTTGGCAACTAACGCGGCGCCAGCGGCTGTATAAGGAGCTAACACATGGCTATTACACGCGCCCAGCTCCTTAAAGAGCTACTACCCGGCCTCAATGCGTTGTTCGGTTTAGAGTACGGTAAGTACGAAAACGAGCACGCTGAGATCTATGAAACAGAAAACTCTGAGCGTTCATTCGAAGAAGAAGTGAAGTTATCAGGCTTTGGCGCGGCGCCAGTTAAGCCTGAAGGCGGAGCGATCTCTTATGATTCAGCTCAGGAGAGCTTCGTTGCTCGTTACAACCACGAAACAGTGGGCATGGGTTTCTCTATCACTGAAGAAGCGATGGAAGACAACCTGTATGACTCTTTGTCAGCTCGTTACACCAAGGCACTTGCTCGTGCAATGGCGTACACAAAGCAGACAAAAGCGGCATCTTTGCTCAACACTGGTTTCGATACATTCCAGTCTGGTGACGGCGTGACTCTGTTCAACGCTTCACACCCAACTGTATCTGGCGGTACCAATGCGAATCGTCCATCAGTTGCGGCTGACTTGAACGAAACTTCACTTGAGCAAGCTGTGATCGATATCGCAGGTTATGTTGATGAGCGTGGTCTCTTGATCGCGGCCCGTCCTCGTAAGCTGATCGTTCCACCTGCATTGATGTTCGTTGCAACTCGCTTGCTCGAAACAGATCTGCGTGTTGGTACAGCAGATAACGATCTCAACGCTATCCGCTCTAACGGGTCAATCCCAGAAGGCTATCGTGTCAACCACTACTTGACTGACAACGATGCGTTCTTCTTGACTACAGATGTTCCTAACGGCATGAAGCACTTTGTGCGGACTGCAATGCAGACATCTATGGACGGTGATTTCGATACTGGTAACGTCCGCTATAAAGCTCGTGAGCGTTATAGCTTCGGTGTATCAGATCCACTCGGAATCTATGGCTCACCCGGAGCCGCATAATAGACTAGGGGCCTTCGGGCCCCTTTTCTTTTCCTGACAGCATTATGCTGACACTTGCCACGACAGGAGAATGACATGGCTAACACAACTTTCAATGGCCCAGTCCGTTCGGAGAATGGGTTTCAAACAATTACCAAGAGCGCAGTAACAGGCGTGGTCACTGTAAACACCACAGTTGGTACTGACGTCACAGTCGGTGGAAACCTTGACGCGCAGGGAACCGCGAACGTCATCGTGATTCCTACGTCTGATCCCGGTGTTGCAGGCGCAATCTGGAACGACGCAGGAACGCTTTCGGTATCCGCAGGCTAAGGGGGTAGGTGATGGCAGTTTCTGATGTAATTGCGGTAACTCGCACTGATGATGGAGAGATCTACGGTCAACGGGCGCGAGTCCGTCAGATTGTTGCCACCACAGCAGGATCGGGTAGTCCCGCTATCGTTGTCAAAGACGGCGGCGCCAGTGGAACTACTCGGCTTTCTATGGCCTTTACAACATCTGATGTAATCACGGTGAACATTCCAGATAACGGAATTCTCTTTGAGACAGATGTTTATCTCGACCTTACTGACTGCGCGTCAGTCACGTTCTTTATCTCGTAATGAGTAACGTAATTCGGTCTATCTCACAGGTTGGAACTAGCGAGCCGTTTGAGCTTCAAATTGCGCGGGGCCAAATTCCGGGTCACAGCGTAAGAAACATCTTTGGTTTTAACGCCGCCATCGGGACTGCGCTAACCACTCCTTGGGAGTTAGCGAATACTACCGCGCTACCTATACCGGGGTCTGCGTTAACTTTTAGCCTTGTTAGTTCAAGCGCAAGCGACACTAGCGTTAGCATTTTGGTTTCCGGCGTTAACGCCGACTATGTATTAACTCAGGAAGTAGTGGCTTTAAACGGAACCACTCCTGTAAACACGACAAACACTTATCGTTTTATCAACGATCTAATCACTACATCAGGCAACGCTGTTGGCAACGTTATTGCAAGTAATGGAGGTACTGTTTACGCCCAAATTACAGCGGGACGAGGCAAGAACCAATGCGCGGCATATATGGTCCCCGCAGGGTATTCGTTCTATCTAACTCGTATTGATGCGTTCTCTGGAACCGCTACGGGGGCAAGTAAATACGTCAATTTCAGAAACAGAACAACTGGTCCAGATGGCCGTATCTTTAATGTGGCTCAGACAACTTTTGGGTCTCGGATGGATATTAGTCGCCAGTTACCATTTAAGGTGTCGGAGAAGACACTGCTAGAGCTACAGGTTAGTACCAACAGCACTACCGCAGACATTGGTGTTTTTTCAGACGGATACCTGATTAAAGAGCAAGGTCCTGCTTTCGCTTAACGACTAACGGAGACTTTCTGTAATGGCTACCCCGGATCGCGTCAAAAACAAAATGAAGGAGCTTGGTCTCAGTGGGGTCAATAAACCTAAGAAAACTCCGAACCATAAAACAAAGAGCCACGTTGTTATGGCCAAAGAGGGAGAGAGATATAAACTGGTTCGATTTGGCCAGCAGGGCGTTAAGGGTGCCGGTAAAGCCCCGAAGACTGCCAAAGATAAGGCAAGGAAGAGGTCTTATTACGCTAGGCACAATGCGCAAGGGAAGCCGTCGAGTAAACTATCGGCAAAATATTGGTCACACAAGGTTAAGTGGTGATGGAGAGATACCAGAGGGCACTACAGGAAATCCTCGGCCAGACTGGCGGAACTGGTTTCAGTGACGAACAGATTCGTAAGTTTGTCCGTGGAAAGTCTGACAAAGAGATCGCTCGTGTTATGCTTAAAGCTGGCGTTGATGTGAATCAATTCGCACGCGCACTTGATATGCCAGTCGAAGAAGTGAGAGATCGGTTTGCAAAAGTTCTACCAGAAGCTCGTGCAGATAATGAAAGACTCCGAGCATCACAAGAATTACAGCCGGGAAGACTTCCGCAGGCTAATCAAGCCAGCCAGAGACAACAACAAAGCACGAATATACCTGAAGGACGGATGTCCGGTGGCATTCGCAACTTGGGCGTTTCTTAGCCCAGAAGCAGAACATGGGTACATCACAGGTACCCGCAAACTACAGCCCGAGGACTTCGAAAGTGAAGACGGGCAGTTATGGTTTATAGACTTCGCGGCCCCATATGGGCACTGCCGGGAAGCAATCAAGTGGTTCAGAAAGTTCATTTGCACTAAATATGGACCAAGGTATTCAGCAAAGATTCTGCGCCCCGGTCATCGGGTAGGTAGACTTTACGCATATGGTGATTCATGAGACTCAACGCTCTACATCTTGAAGACAATCCAATGGAGGCACTGCTGTTCTGCTTTGGCGGAGATGGCGGTGGCGGCGGTGGTGGCGGCGGGGCTGACACGCAGGATGCACAGATGGATGAG